TGAGAGACGCGATTAATAAAATCATGTTTAACAATCCTCTGGGGCCTGTTGAAAACGCACCTGTCTTAACTGCTACTGAAGTAGCCATTAGACAAAACGAAGTAATGGAAGATGCAGCGGCTAGTTTCTTGCGTTTACAGAAAGAGCTTTTCGAGCCACTTATCAATCGTTGCTTGTATATTCTTAAAAAGAAAGGCTTGTTCCCGCCGATTGTAATAGATAATAAATTGATTGAGCTTAAGTTCCAGACCCCTCTAAGTCTTGGAAAAGGACAAATCGATGTAAATCAATTTATGCTATGGTGGCAAAATTCTGTTAATGTTCTTGGGCCGCAATTAGCATTAGCCTCTATCGACTTTGCTAAGGTTCCTTACTGGATGGCAGAGAATATGAACGTTTACCTGGGGTTTGTTAAAAACGCTGATGAGATGAAAGCGGCTATCGAAGAGTTAAAACAAGCTGCGCAACAAGCAGCTAATGATCAACAATTATTACAAGGGGGATTGAATGCAGGGACAACCGAACCATCTGGCGTCGCAGCCTAACGTTAAACAGCAAGAGCAAGACGCTGATTTAGTGGCTTGCGTCACGCTCACGCATGACCTAATGGAAACACCGCTTGGCAAAAAATGGCTTGAAGCGATGGAAAAATGGTTCATGATCAAAGTGGGGGTGGTTAATCCGCAGATGCAAAACTGGGAAGGATACGCGGCTTTTCGCGAAGGTCAGAACTTTTTAATTAGACAAATGCGCCAATGGACAAAAGAGCATAAAGCGGCTTTGCAAGTTAAAGCGCAAAATGCGGCTGAAGAAAAGCCCAAGAAAAAGCGAGGTAAAAAGTAATGACTACTAATGTTCATTGGTTTACAGCCTCAGAATCTCAAACCAAAGAGCGCTCTAAATTTGGCAAGAAAGATTTAAATGATAAGCAATTACATGGTATGGCAAAAATAAACGAAGCGGCCCAGTATTTTATTGATGCGATTATATTATGGTCACCACCAAGCGCAGACCAAAGTGCAGCTATTCGTTCAGCAAGGCTTGCAGCCATGCAAACTAATGCGGCTATTTGTTGGGATTGGCCTGAGGGGGTTGAATGAGCGAAACAGCAAATCCAGTTACAAATGTAAACCCGTCTGCTAGCGCTGGGCCTGGGTCATCTAGCCCTAATCCGGCTATGACCCAAGTTTCAGCGCCAGAGGCGACCAACCCAGGGTCAATCTATGATTTAGCTAATAGCAAATCGCTTGAAAGCGCCCCTGCTCAGGAACAATCGATTGATCAAGTGGTGACCCAATCAAACCGACCTGACTATCTATTAGAGAAATATCAAAACGAAGCAGAACAAGCTAAGGCTTACCCTGAGCTTCTCAAAAAGTTTGGAGAGTTTAAAGGAGCGCCTGAAGCCTACTCTTTTGATAAGTTGCCAGACTCAGTCGACAAAGAATCCCCTCTTCTCAAAGGCTTAGCGGAACATTTTAAAACCTTAAATCTTTCAGATGAGGGTTTTAATAAAACCGTAGCAGTCTTTGCGGAGCTTACAGAAAAGTATAGCGCAAACAGCCGAGAGCAAATCATGCAAGACTTAGGGCCTACGGGTAATGAGGTCATAGGCCGCGTAGGAAATTGGATTAAAAACTTTAGCCAGGAGGAGCAGGCGCTATTTAACGAGATGTCACTCTCGGCTAAACACATTCAATTGCTCGATAAGCTCAGAGCAAGCACTCATTTGTCGAGAGCGCCCACTAATGCCGACATTATGAGTTCTTCAGGATTCGAGACCCTAAAAGCTATCGAAGCCGAAAAAGCACAAAACTGGGATAGATACCGCAATGACCCCGCTTACGCAAGCGAGATATCAAGAAGGTATCAAGATGCAGCAATGCGCGAGGGTTATGCTCAAGAAACCTTTGCTGAGATGAAGAGACGCTAGACAAGTTTAGTTGGATCAACTAAGCTAATTTCATCCGTAGTCTATTAAACCACTATGTGATTTAAGTTATACGCGTGTGAGCATCGAAAGATGCTCACATTTTAACGCAAGTAAGACCGCACAGCCTGGGATACCGTGTAATGCGCCCCCACTGAAAAGGCCAGAGGCGATACTCTGAAAGACGTTGATAGTTTCGTTTCTATTAACATTCTTAGGAGTATTGCTATGTCAATTAACTTACCTAATGTGTACGTCAAAGAGTTTGATAACGACGTTCATCAATTATTTCAAAGCAAAGGTTTTCAATTTCGTCCGTTCATTCGGATGAAAAATAACGTCGTTGGTTCTACGGTTCAGTTCCCCGTAATGGGTAAAGGTTTGGCTACTCAAAAGGCCATTCAAGATGACGTAACCCCAATGGATGTTACCTACACCCCGGTCACTTGCACGTTAGAGCAATGGGTAGCTGCCGACTATACCGACATCTTCTCCCAAGCTTCTATTAATTGGGACGACCGCATGGAACTCGTAGAATCCACAGGTATGGCAATCGGTCGCCGTTGTGACCAAATCGTTATCGATGCCCTAGCAGCTTCCGGTACAGCCAATACTATTGCGGCGGGCGGTACAGGATTTACTTTTGCTAAGTTCCGTCAAGCATTCAAGTTCTTACGCGCTAATGCTGCCGCAACTGATATTTGCTGCGCTATTACTGCGACCCAAGAGCAACAGCTCTTAAATGAAGAGCGCTTAACAAACACTTTCTTCATTCAGCGTAAACCTCTTGGCTCCAATGGTTTCGAAATGATGACTATCATGGGTGTGACCTTCATTGTTATTCCTGATAACGCCGAAGGCGGCTTGCCAGTTAACGGCAACACTGAGACCGCGTTTATGTTTGCGAAGCAATCAACAGGTATGGGTGTGGCCATCGATCATCGAACCGAAATCAATTATGTCCCACAAAAAACCTCATGGTTAGTGAACGGCATTTACTACGCTGGTGCGGTTGCTATTGATAACACCGGTATCGTTGAAATTAACACTGACGCAACAGCGTAATAAGGGGAAATAACCATGGCTTTTGCATTAACAGGTATTAACCGAGTATCCGCAGGTGCTAATACTAATGCGCCCGCTGTAATGGCTTATGCAACCGCTGCCGATACTGGCGCACAAGTTGCTGCGGCAGGCTACTTTGACAGCTTTGTAGAAAACCTACGAGTTGGCACAATTATTTTAGTTAAAGCGTCTGACGGCACAGGCTTTTATCAAGTTACCGCCGTATCGCCTACCGTGACCGTGTCCGCTTTGGCGACCATTGGTGTGGGTGGTGTTGGCGCAGCTCAGATTCAAGCTGGCGCTGTTGAAACAGCGGCATTAGATGATGATGCTGTTACATCAGCTAAAACAGACCCAAGCCTCATTCAGTATGCAAACGTTGCTGTTACGGCGGCAGAGTGGAACGGCATGTACGCGGCTCCAAAAGAAATTTTGGCGGCACCTGGCGCTAACAAGCTGTATGTCGTTAGTCATGCAATGCTTGAAGTCGACTACGGTGGGGCACAGTTTGCTGGTGGCGGCGTGGTTGCATTACAGTACGCGGCGACAATCAATGGCGGCGGTATTAAAGCTTCTGACACTATCGCGGCGGCAACTGTCAACGCGTGGGCGGCTGATAACATCGCATTTATGAACGGTGCCGGTACCGGTCTAGCTACCGCTGTTAACAAGTCCTTATGCTTGTCTAACGCAACGGCAGCATTCACCACGGGTACTAGTGATATCAATGTTCATCTCTGGTATCAGATTGTAACGACTGCTCTTTAATCTGCCTTTGGGGAGGGTTTCGCCCTCCCCTTTTTTAACAAGGAGTGCCAATGGCAATCACAGGCCCTACAACGGAAATTGAGATTATCGCCCTGGCATTCGTTCTGAACGGCAAAGAACCAGTAACCAGTCTTGATGAAGCTGGGGCCGCTGGACGCGCCGCTAAGCAATATTACGATGCGATGGTATCGACTATCTTGTCATACCCCCATTTTCGATTTAATACTAAAACCACTTATCTGCAACTCCTGGCAAACGTGCATCCCACTTTTGATAACTGGCAATATGCTTACCAGTTGCCAGCGGACTTTCTAAGCCTAGGGCGATTATGGCCAAGCATCCCCTATATGATTTACGGTGACCAAATATGGGCAGCTTCGAATAGCCCTCTACAGATGGAATATCGCTTTCAGGTCCCCGTGTCGAAGTGGTCGCCCGCTATGCGGATGTATGCGGCCTATGAGCTAGCCGTAGCTATGGGACTGAGCATTGCCGAGTCTGAACAGCTATACAAAGACCTTAAGCTTGAGGTGATAGAAAAAAGAGCTATGGCGCTTTTTGTAGACTCACAAAACCACCCCCAACGTAACGCCCAAAATTCAACTTGGATTGCTGTAAGGGGTAGAGGGTGAGTTTTAGTATTATTCAAAATACATTCACCCTTGGTGAGATGGACCCCAAGCTATTATCTAGGGTAGATTTCGAGGGCTACTATAAGACAGCTAGAAAATTACGCAATGTCGTAGTCATACCCCAGGGTGGCGCTAAGAGGCGATTTGGAACAACGTACACCGATGTAATCCTGGACCGCTCACAGCTACCCATGCAGATTTATATCAATGATACGACCTACGTATTGATATGTGACTTTATGTTCACATTAGAAAAAATATTTACTTTTGTGATACGCCCTGACGCTATTAGCGTACCGTTAGACATGAATGGCGATGTGGCCATTGATGTCTATCTTAATGATGTATTTCAAACAACTATTGACGCGTCACCACCTTACACAGTTTCTCAAATACCAAATATCAATTTTGTCAGAGCCCCTGACAGAGTGCTTTTGTTAAATGAAGATGTTAGGCCACAAATGTTGCTAAGGAATGGTGCGGATAATGTATGGACAATCTCAAATCAACCATTTGAATTCTATCCTACGTTTGATTTTACGGTCATCGATAATTCCGCTGGATATGCAAACATCACGTTTACGCCTTCAGCCACTACGGGAACCATCACTATTACGGCGTCGGCTGCAATTTTTAATACGAATCATGTTGGCGGTATGTTGTTTTGTTTTGGCTCTAATACTGGTTCAGTGCGGATTACGGCAGTTGCCAGCACAACCAGTGCAACAGGACTCGTTATTCAAGACTTCACAAACACAAATCCAGTACCTGGAAGTCGAGCTAACCTCAGAGAACCCCTTTACGGGAATGGTGGGGGAGCAGTGGGTACTAATCCAGCTCGGGGATGGCCCACTGTCGGCGGATTCTTTCAAGGCCGTTTAATATACGGAGCCCCCAAAACCGTACCGAATGCTATTTCTTTCTCGGTGCCATCTGATTATGAAAATTGGGACGATTCAGAAGCAGGAGAAGACAACGGCTTTACTCAAGTACTAACAGCAGACGGGTATCAAAAGATTTTGGCTATCGTCGGCTCGAAAGCACTTTGTGTCATTACGAATGCCTCAGTCTTTACAACTAATGCCCTTGCCGATGCCCCCGTGTCTGTAGGCTCCACATTTTTTACCGAACAAACACGCGAAGGAATGGCACCCCTAACGGCCCAGGTTATTGACGATCAAATATTGTTTGTAGAGAACAACCGAAGGTCGGTAAAGTCCTTTGTATATGATATTATTCAATCGTCGTTTCAAGCTGAAAGCGCCTCAATCTTATCGCCTCAAATTATTAGAGCCCCCGTAGAGTCGGCCACATTTGTAAACCCATTAGAAGATGATGGAAATTTTTACATGCTGGTTAATCAAGACGGGACGCTGGGTGTATTTCAAACTGACAAAGGCCAGCTTGTAAGGGCCTGGACTCTGTCCAGCACACAGGGTTACTTCAGAGACATAACTAGTGTAAAGGATATATGTCATGTTTTGGTTGAGCGTGGCGCTTACAATCCAATGGCAGCTAACGTGCCTGAATCACTCTATAGGGTCACGGCACCTTTTAACTACTTTGAGAATATTAGACCCGACATCATTCTCGGAAACCCTGAGCCCATCTTTGTAGAAGATAACGATTATTTCGTCATAGGTCATATATCGCCATTCTTTCAAATGGATATCACTATAGCGTCAGGTCCTAATTTTATGCCTGATGTCATTTATCAGTACCTAAACAATCAAAATCAATGGCAAACCTTCGTGCCTACAGACGGCACACTAGGGTTTATCATTTCTGGCACAATATCATGGCTATCAGCCGATGTGTCCGAATGGCTACCACAATCCTTAAATGACGTAGACGGCATGTACTGGATTAGGGTAAAAAGAACCGCTGATGTAGACCCCGATGTGGTTTATGCCCCACCTCAATTGTCAAACATAACTATCCCAGCAGAAAAAAGACTGTACCTTGAAAAAATTACTTTTGCTGAGGTGATGGATGCTACAAGAGAGCTTACGACTGATGCGAATGGAAACATTACAGGCTTAACAGATATTGCAGGCCAGCAAGTATGGGTTACCCGCTTGGGTGTTCCGCATGGCCCTTATTTTGTAAGCTTTGCTGGTCAAATTACGATGGGCGAAGACTATGCTAGCATCGATGTCAAACTAGGGTTCGACTATAAGCCTTTGATTGTGCCAGCCCCACCCACGATTGGAACTAATAATGGGGTCAATGTATATAATCCCAAGCTCATCAAGGCCATGTTCTTAGATTACTATCAATCCGCTGGATTAACTTTGCGAGGTCAAGAAATTCCCCGTATGAGAATTAATAACGCTTCTGTCGATGTGGCTTTAATTCCTGTTACTGATGTGTATGAGATACCCACGTTAGCAGGTCGTGACCCAAGAGTTATTATGGAAATATCTCAATATCAACCGCTGCCTTTTACGCTTATTGGCATTGGTTATAAGGTAGACATGTAATGGATGCGGGACTAACAACAGCACTCATTCTGGGCGGTATACAAGGTGCGTCAACAATAGGGGGGTTATATGCTTCAAAAACCCAAGCTAAAGTCGACAAAGCTAGAATCAGTTATGAAACAGCTCAAGCCGAGCTTGCAGCAGCAGATGCAGCCTATGAAAACACCCGAAGCTACCGACGCGCCCTGGGGGCACAGATTCTTTCCGGCTCTATACGAGGAGCGCCAGGATCTAGCCCGCTTATCCAATTTACAATGGACACCTTCGCTAACTACGCACGCGACCAAGCGTCGATCGCTCGCCGTGGCGGTCAGGCACAGATTGCTGGAAATATAGCTACGGCAAATATGCGTAGTGAACGCATGGCGCGCGACCTGGGCTTGGTGGGGAATTACTTTAGTAGCGCCTTTAGCGGCGTAAACCTAAACAGCTTAAGCGCAAGCCTAGGCAAGGCACCTGGCGCATCAGCGCTCAGCGCCAAGATTAAGGGTTCATAAAATGGCTAGAGAAATCCCAAGAATGGATAGACAGGTCATGGAGTCTCCCCTTTCGCTTCCTCAGTACTCAGGAGCGGCTAGACTTTCTGAAATGCTAGGAACGGTTTCAAACAAGATAGGGGCACTCAATACAAAGCTGCAAGTCGAGAAAGCAACTTTAGAAGGTGCCAAAAATCGCATAGAGGGCGAACCTAAAAAGCTTATGCCCAATTTGACCCCTGCTACGCAAGCCTATAATGAAGCTTTCGTAAACATGGATTCAGCCCTCATTTATAGCTCTACTATTCAGGGGATGGCAGAGGATTACCTCATGGCTGCACAGCCTGGAAGCCTAGCGCAAGGAGGGGCAAGCAAACGCTATTTAGAAGCAGCACAAGCCAGAATTCAAGGTAGCCTTTCTCAGGCTATGGAACAAGGTAAACCAGAACTGGCGCTTAAACTACAACAACAAGCCCATAATGACGCCTTAAAACTGGAAAGCGCTCAACTCACTTATGACTATGACCAAACCAGAAGCAAAGCAGCTGTTGCCCTGAAACAAGGGGCAGACATTTATGCAGAATCTATTAAAAATGGTCACCTGGATATAGCCAAAGAACATGCTCAAGACTTATTTAACAACATTGAGTCCCAGCTTAAGCTCGGCTACATAACACCATTAGAGGCATATAACTATAAAGAGCAGCTGATACAGGTCGGCATTAATAGCGAGCTTGAACGAAGCTATGTAGACGCTTACGCCCTCTCTGAAGATGAGGCAGCTAAGCTTGTAAATGATTGGTACACTAAAGAAACGCCAGGCATTACCAATGCTCAAAAAGAAGGCGGCCTACAGCATTTGCTAGGCGTGCATTCTCGCCTAACCAGCTCTATGACCATGGCCTCTCAGATCGGCTTTGATAATATTGCTATGCGTATCAATACAGGAACC